GTTAATGTTACATACAGACCAGAAGTACCCAGACTTGTTCCTCCTGGAACTACTTTAAAGGGTTCAGTTTCTAAATATCTTCTACGTAATTTACGGTTGGCATCTACATTCTGTCTAGTGGCTTCTACGATATGTAGGTGGGTACTTTCCCTAGAAATTGCAGCTATAACACATTTATCTAAGCAATTAAATCCCGTAAGCGCGGTTGTCACGGCTAGTACCGGACTTCCCCCATTGTAGTCAGCGTACAGATAATTAATAGTGTTATCTGTCAAGGAGACACTGGGCACAGCAGCGATGCTACAGAGATACAAAGCTGCATCTTCTACCGCAGAACTACGCAATAGTACTTCAGAGGCAGTTACTGCTACAGTACCATCCGTATTATCTGTAACAGTAGCCCCTTGAATAACTCCGGCACTCCAATTGTGCTCTAATACTTCTTCTAAATTAGTTAAATGCGCAGGATTATTGATACGTTTTTCTGGCGGATATAAAGCATCACTAAAGTATAGATGGGCCTTTACCCAAACAGCGGGACTATAAGATTTCAATACCCAGAAAGTATCATCAGAGAGTTGCCAAGCAATTCGGGTTTCTTCGGTCTTAGCGGGAACAGCCGCCAGCCGCTCAGTAGCAGTAGGGAATATCCAGTAAATAGAATTCCGTGCTACTGTGTACGAACTACGCGGCATTTTATTCTCCTAATATGCTTTCCACAATCTAAGTAAGTTTCTACTTAGACTGCAGGGAGCACACTATTAAGCGACAGTGACCACGTTCTTATTCAGAACAGCCCACTTCTGATTGATAGCTTGCAACATGATGGAAGCACCTGCGAAAGCTGCAAAGGTTGCAGTATTCTTGGCGCCGCCAGTAACTCCATCATTGATCAGACCAGTTGCCGTAACTACGTGAGCATAGGCGCTGTCAGATACGATGGTAAGAATGTGACCTTCCTGCGCTATCGTAGGTGCAGCCAGCGTATAAGCACCAGCACTACCTTTGGTAAGTTTTGCAGTATTAGTCAGCGGATTGATAGCTCCGTCTACCGCGTACGTAATTACGCGTTCGACATGACCATCTTCAGTAGAGCAGTTTTTAAGATGCTTTTTCTGAAACTCCTGGTCAGCAATTTCCCATGCACTCATGATAAGTCCTTTCTATTAACTAAGATTAAGCAGCGCCAGCAGTCAGACCATCAATCACAGCGCAGGCAAACGGATTGATCAGTTCCACAGCGCACTCAGTGGTGAGCGAGCCACCAACTGCGTCCACGCCATTTTCTACAATCTTACCGCTAGTACCGTACTCTTCCGGTTTAGTATCGCGCCCTTCCAGATAAGCCAGTTTCAACGCAGGCATATCCAGAATAATGGCCAAACCAGTACGTTGCAGGCCGTTCAACAGAGGATGCTCGACCAGGTTAATAGAACCTTTGTAGAACTTGAACTTGGTGAAGTGCATGCCAAAGCTAGTCTCAGCTTGGTTAATCTGCACTTGTCCCGACAGACGGCCAACATCATTGATCACCTTAATTGCCGTGGAGTCACCAAACAGCACACGTTCCTTCGGATTGCTCATATCCGTGCTGTACTGGAAAGCAGGTTCCACCAAAGCTACCAATTGAGCAAAGGTAGTAGTAGAGGCTGCAGTGTTAGTGTTGCCAGGAGCATACTGTTCCATAGCATCAATAACACCCTGTGTAGCATGGATTGGAGTAGTGCCCGAGGTATCCATCTTCGGTTGGCCCCAGATAATAGCAGACTCAATATCGACCGAATGGAACATAGAGCAATCTTTGCGATCTTCGGCAATGTTACTATAACCCAACTCCGCCATAGACGCACGGGCAGTATCAGTCAATGCCCAAGCATTACGGAAGATTTGAGTGTAGTTAGCCACATACGTAGTGGTCAGTCGGCGTGCAGTAGGACGTACAGAACCTTCTTCATACGCAGTACCTACGTTAACCCACTTATCCGCGTTATTAACAGCAGCGGCAGCCACACGACCAAAAGCTCGGGTAACTACAATGCTAGTAGCACTATTACCGGCATCCTGCGTAACACGGATATTCTCGCGAGTACGCGGATTAAAGAATACCATACCTTTCACGATACCGGAGGTAGCCGGGATAGTGATAGTAGTATCCGTGTCTGCTGCCGTAGTACCCATGGTAATCACCAAGAATGCCATCGTCTTGGAGAAATAACCGTGAGTAGCCGACTTAGCCTTACTTTTACCAGTCTGGCTAGTAAGAGCAAACATAGGAGCAGAGCCATTAGGGAACAACCGCAGAATGTTAGAGGCAAAACTCTTTTGATTCAGTTCTGCCGGATTCTGCGACGCATTAAACAAACCAGAAGCAAGAGGCATGTTAATTCCTTTCTAAGTTAAGCAAGATATTTGGACCAATCTACTTCTCCATCAGCGGCAGAATCTTCTTTGGGTTTGCCGGTTTCAGGATTGATAGCAGAAGCTAGTTCTTTCAGATAATCTTGAGCAGCTTGTGCAATCTCTTGCGGCGAAGCTTCTGGATTAACTGATTGGAGTTGGTTAGCAATGAGATTGAGTTGGCGTTTAACTACAGGATGACTATAGTTAGGGGTAGCAGCCAAGGCCGAATTAGTAAGTTCAGACTTAACTTTACCATCAATGCCTTTGAGATCGAAAGCAGAGCGCGCACCAATAAATTTATCAGTGAGCTTAGACCCATGCTGTAGGGAGGTTTGATAGGAACGCTGTGCAACTTGATTCATAAGCTGAATCAGTGCATTAACATCACCATTAGTAGCTTTTTGCATTAGCTCGGGATTGATACCCTGAGTAAAATCTAGGCTACTAGATACCTCATTAAGAATCTTAGGATCAAGATCAAAAACGGGCGGCGTGTCTGCATCCTTGTTAGCATTTTCCCACAATTTATTGTAGGCGTCAAGTGGATTTACTGGCTCTTGGTTGGTTCCAGGCATTTTGCCATCAGGGGTAGTTGCGGCAGCAGGTTGTTGTACCGCAGCAGGTTGTTGAGTAGTAGAGGCCGGTGCGCCGTCCGAAGTTGTACGAAAGAAATCCATTACGCCCATGATATTGCTCCTTAGTTAGTAGGTGGTGCTGGTTGATTACTGATTGATAGAAGAGTCTCTAGCACCGCAAGCCCTCCTTGTACATGCTGCGCCCCGGCTAAGAAATGATCCGGTTTGCCCGCTTCATTTAAAATAGGGGCAGTAAGTAAATTAGCTCCTAGATTATATGCGAGTAGATTCAAATACTTTACTACAGTTGGGTTACGGAAAATCTCTGCTAAAAGCAGTTCTTCCTCCTTTGTTATCGGTGTTTTAGGGAAAATATTCATTTATTACCTTTCTTATACTCAGTAGGTACATGAGATTTCTGCGTAGAGGGTACCCAACCAATCTTACGCATAGCTCCATAAACGTAGGCATCAGCTCGTTCACCTTTTAAGCCCTTTGCGGCAGCTTCTTTACGGAGGCGTTTCTCCAACTCCTTGGGCATTTTGTTCTCCTTGCATTGTAGTTGCAGGCGGTGCTTGGATTGCAGTAGTAGCAGGAACCTGCGGACCCCCTTGAGTAGGTTGCCTTTCAGGTGAATACTCATCCAAGCCGCGTACTCCCCCTAATTGCATCAAGTGTGCAAACATATTAGGTAGGCTTGCTCCATAAGCTTGCTGTAATATGGGCGAAGTAGCCAGCATATTCATCCCTTGTGTTAGCATCTCAGTAGATGCCATCTTAGCTTTGGGTGTATAACCATCTGCTACACGGAATGACAGCACGTGTTTACGAAGTTCATCCATCTTAATATCTACAGTTTCACCTGTTTTCTGTGAGACTACTACAGCATCTTCACCATACTGGAAGATATTAAGCAAGATCATAGACTTCAAAGGCATGAATACTTGGTGTTCTAGGGTAATAGCAGGGAGACGCAACCGATTATCTGAACCTCCCATAGTATCATTCCACTCTGTTACACTCTTGTTACCTTTCTGGAATTGCCCTTGCTGTGGGCCGTTTAGTCCAGATAATTGCTTAGAGAAGTCTACGAGTAGTGAGGCGTCCTGAATCGTGCTATCTGTTCCTCTAGAATCAAAAGGAATTTGATGGTAAGCGTCACGGATACTCCTATTAGCAATAGGATTAATAGAAACCGGGATTTTAGGTGCGGGTATCCGCGCATTAATGTCGCTAGGATTAATCATACTAGCATCATAGAGTGCTCGGTCACTCACAGCACGGCGTGCGGCTGCAAACCTAATATTGAACAAAGTAGAAGCGGCAGACTGGATAGGAATTTCACCTTCTGCAATAGACTGCGTTTGGTAACCTAGTCCATCCTCTATCGGTTGCCCAAATAGAATAGGCAATACATCGTAAGCACTTACAATACGCTTTGCATGTACTAAGATACCATTAATAGTAACAAACTTCCAGATCTGGGGATGGTTAGGCTGAGTAGAGATAATACCAAAATCAGCCGGCACAATGCGTGCGTACAGCGTGATCTTCTCATAGTTATTAACAGCAGACCATGTGCGCTTTTTAGTTTCAATACCCGTTAGATAAGCTTCCCAGTCTACTTCATTATTAGGCTGGCGGGGCGTGATATAATCTGAGACAGTGGGATGGATTGTATAATGTAGAGAAGATGTAGGAGTACCAGTGCCAATAACACTATCCAGAGCTTCTTTAGCATTTAGAATCTCCCTAGTAGCTGTATACTTATTAAGCAGACGCTTAAGTTTAGTTCTAGAAATGATCTCGATGTAACCAGCATAATCACCTTCAGCTGATACGTCTCCAGGATTTACATTATAATCCCAGATAAGATTATAGGGGTCAAGCCGTCTAAGTTTGGTGAAGTATTTGTCCTTACGCGCAACTGTACGGCCTTTTTCTTCAGTATAGTCATAAGCGATAGAGAATTGGTCAATAGCAGCCCACTCTTCCTCTACTGCGCCGAGATTGTATTTTACTCCATCACGTAAGAACATGAGGAGTTGACGAGCATACCCACCTAGAATAGCGTGGTCATCAATAAGAGTTTCTACCTGTTCTGCGATATGCCGCGTAGCATTAGTAGATACCACTGGGAACATCGGGTAACCACTTAGAAAGACCTCTGCTAAGTAACCTACCATACTATCTACTTGTGAAACTACAATAGGTGCTACTACATTATCTAATTGCAGTACATCACAGGGCGTGTCTCCTCCTTCTCCCGTAAGCGTGTACCGTGCATAGGCAATATCAATAGCCTCCATCTTATTGTGGATCTCAGTGAAGCGTTTACGCGCCGTCATTACTCCCGCAATAAAGGATAGAATATTAGTTTGTACATCTTTTGTAATCCGAACTGTCGGAGTAGGTGGCTTAGCCATAGTATTATTCCTCTCCTGCCAGGCGCTTACGCCGAGCTTCTGCTTCTTCAGCGTCTTTAATTGCCTTCTTCTTTTTGCCGAACATAGCTTCGAAGAGCTTATCCATTACAGGTTCGGAATCACGCACTACCTGTACGCCATAGGCATTACGGCGCATTTTACGTAATTCTTCGTCAAGAGCGGGATCATCACTATAGCGTTCATTAGCCATTTTTAATCTCCTAGAAAGGGGTATTATTACCAACTACACGAGCAGGAATACTACGCATTGTAACAGTTTTAAGGTTGGTAATTAAGTGCCAATACTCATTCCGGACATCCAGCCCGTAGGCGGAGGCATCCAAAAGATCGTCTTTATTATCCTTCTTACCGATCTTATACTTAGTAGCTTGCCACACAAAAGCTGCGCGCTCTTCCGGAGAAAGGTGTGCATAATTGCCTGCATATAGTTCTTCTATGAAGAGTCTAATACGGGCTTCTTTAGAACGGCCATGGGGATTTAGGGGAATTACGTGAATCCCGGAAATGCCCCATTCCCGCATAAAGTGGTTCATCCAGAATTGTAGTGTTTGCTGATAACCTACATCTTCTATACCTATCAAACTAGCTCCGTGCTCTAATGCTTCCTGTAGAGTACGCCGAATGATCTCCTCGGGGTTTTTTAGGTGTGTAATAGTCTTAGCAATTAAGCCTTTACCATTATAAATGTAGTGAACAATAATAACATTGTCATCACTATCTCGGCGAAAACCCGCAGGGTCAATGGTAATAAAAACACCATCAGGCATTAAATCTTCTGCATACTCGTGAAAAGGTAGCGGATTAGGGAGCAGGGTACGTGCTGCACTAGTGGGATCATTCATTACCTCAGCAAACCATAGGTGTGCTTGACCTAGTGCTTCATCATGGTAATAGGATTCCATTAAAGCTTCTAATGAATGTAACTCAGGCCACAGTGGTTCACCATTGGATAGAATAGCACCAGTAATAAAGCTTAACCATTTATCATTATGCTGTAATTTATAAAGAATGCACTCCTCAGAGTACATATTACCTACATAGATGATGAGACGTGGACCGTTAGGAGCAATTACCTTGAATAAGGTTGCTACCATCCAACGCATTAAACGTTCCCGCTCAGTAGGGGATTCGTCATTCTCGCGAGTCTGCATATCATCACAGAAGATTAGATCGGGGCGTTTATTCTTGATATTAAGACCGCGAAGAGAAGAGCCTGCGCCTTTTGCTGTAAGTACAATTGCGCGCCCATGGTATAAAGCTTTCTTAAGATCCTTCGTATCAGTACTAAGATTATTAGCCCAAGGACCGTAAATAGCTTCAAAGTTAGGAGAACCTAAAATATCATTTAAGTCCGCTAGTAGCTGTTCCGCTAGTCCTTCATTAGCACAGACAATAAGGATAAAGGATACTTTGTCATAGGCTATGAACCAAGCAATAAGCACCTTAATAAAGGTAGTTTTAGCATGGCCACGTGGAAGACCTAGCGCGAAGCGAAGAATTTGTTCATAGGCTTCGGGGCCACGTAATGCAAGAACCTGCCATACCATGATATAGAAAATAGGTAAGGCATAGATAAAAATCTGAGGTAGGCACAGAGCTGCAAAGAAGTTAATATCCGTTTTACCGCGCTCATACGCCTCGGCTGGGTCAACTCCGATTTGTATAGTCTTGGCTTCAAGAACCTCTGAAGGCATTGCGGTAGATAGTTCACTCATATTACTTAGCGAACACTTTCTGCAGGCCAGCGGCTACACGAGCAGCTTGTTCCTTAGCAGCAGTAGACATGATATTCTCCTTCTCTATTAAAAAGCCTCTGAGGCTTGCTTCGCACTACGTATTTCTTGAAACAGACTACGTACTCCATCAGCACCCAAGGGTGCCATCTGTTTATTACCAATGGCAATTACTTC